TCCTATTTATGGGGTAAACTGAAAATTTTATTCTCTGGTAAAGTCGATAAAGTGAGTGGAAAAGGGTTATCCACAAATGATTTTACAACCACTTTAAAAAGCAAGTTGGATGGAATAGAAGCAGAAGCAAATAAAACAATTGTTGATGGTGCTTTAAGTACCACTTCAACCAATCCAGTAGAAAATAACGTGGTAAATACAGCACTTGAGAATTTGAATACTTTAAAAGTTGATAAAGTAGCAGGTAAGGCTTTATCTACAAATGATTTTACAACCACACTAAAGAACAAACTAGATGGGATTGAAACAGGAGCAAACAAAACGATTGTTGATAGTGCACTTAGTACAACATCAACTAACCCCGTACAAAATAAAGTAGTAGACGCTGGGCTAGCATTAAAAATCAATACTGCTGATATTATCAATAGTCTCACATCTTCCGAAACTACAAAGCCACTAGGTGCTGCTCAAGGTAAGATTCTAAGGGAAGATCCAACCTTTAGAAGTTATGCTACTAATGGGGTAAGTCCATTTTTTACTAGGCTCGATGGAAAAAGTAATGCTATATCAACAGTGACAAATGATATTAGCACTGGGTATTCATCAAACAACTGGGGAGTTTTATATGAATACTTTAGAACCACAATATTTGGTCTAACTCAATACGGTGGTGGTGGTGGACAGTATATTGCGAATGGTGGCCCTTTAACCTGCGCTGGATTATTTATTGCAGGCAATGGAAACTATCCAGATTGGTTAAGCACTAATTTGCGCTCTTACTTTACAACAAGTGGAATAGCTTTTAGCAATATTGATAGTTTCAAAGTTGAAGTACTCGGTGGTGCATTTAGCATGGCTGAATGTACAATAAAGTTCACAATGTTTACAAAAACAGCGAAGGAGTATGAATTACTAATTTGTGCAACAAATGCTTCATCACCTACTTATACAACTGATGGATGGGTTTGTTTATCAGAAACAAAAGTAGACAAAGAAGCAGGGAAAGGGTTATCTTCAAACGATTTTACTAGTACCCTACTGACAAAACTTAATGGAATTGAAACTGGAGCTAATAAGACAATTGTTGATGCTGCATTAAATACTACATCCACCAATCCTGTCCAAAACAAGATTATTAATACTGCTTTAGGAAATAAAGTAGATAAGGTAGCTGGTAAAGCTTTATCCACAAATGACTTTACTGACACATTCAAGGCGAAGTTAGAAAACCAAGCTGAAAATCCATACAATACATTTTTAGTTGGCGCAGGGTTTAAGTATGGTGAAACAACAACACCTGGAACAATTACTTCTGGAGTATCCGTTGTAGACTTAAGTGACTTTGCGAAAAAAGCGGATATTTCAAGCGTTTATAAAGCAAAAGGATCCATCGCATTTGCTAGTCTTCCTGCATTGACTAGTTCAGAAGTTGGTGATGTCTATAATATCACAAATGAATTTACAACAACTTCATCATTTATCGAAGGTGCAGGGAAAACTCATCCAGCAGGAACAAATGTGGTTTGCATTATTTCATCTTCGACAAAATATTGGGATGTGTTAGCTGGATCCGTTGATTTAAGTTCATATCAGAAGATTGCTGATTTAGTAGCCATTACAAATGCTGAAATTGATACCATTTTAGCTAGTTAGGTAATACCATGAAAAAATATCTTGATCAAAACGGTTTAGAATATTTAGTGGGAAAGCTTGATACTAGATATAGTAGCGTAAGTGGTATTTCTAAAACGTTACTGGGTAGTGATGATCCCATCACTCAAGTAATCGGTTATGATAGTTATTATATGTCTGGAGCAGGAGTAACATGTAGTGCACTGTTAAACTATAAATTGATACTTATTCAGCTTGTTACTGGGATTGGAGTTCTCGCAAATGTGATTTTTGATCCAAATAGAGTATTAGGAGATGGAGTTACAGTTGGATTTAACTCGGACTGGTGGCAAATTGCTTTTTATGAAAACTATCCAATTGCTATAAATATCGGTGGAAATAATCAGTATTTATATGCTTATGATATATACGGAATAAACTAGAGGTGTGATAGATGAATGAAAAAATCAATTTATTAAAGGAACTAGCTCATATTCGTGATTGGTTCAAAAATAACGATTGGAAGATAAATAAATTTGTGTTGGGGGAATGGGAAGAAAATGACCCAAGGTGGCAAGACTATCTAGCACAAAGAACAGAAAAGAGAGCAAGGCAAGATATTATTAATTATATTTTAAATGGAGGTAACTAAATGAATCTTTTACCACTAATTAGCATTCCGGCAATTGCATCAATAGTCTATTGGACGATAGAATTAATCAAATATACTACAAACAATAATGAGAAATTTAAAAGGTTTATACCAATTACATCTGTTGTGGTTGGTGCGATATTGGGTTTAATTTGTTTTTACTTTATTCCTAACATTGTTCCATCAGAAAATGTATTTGTTGCAACTTTGATTGGTGCATCTAGTGGGCTTTCAGCAACTGGAACAAATCAAATATTTAAACAACTTAGTAAGTAGTAAAACACCCTCATATATAGACTTAATCTATATTATGAGGGCTTTTTTTGTTGCAATGCGATTGTATTTCAATAATAAGCCGAACACTTGCGAACGGTCCGACTATTATCTTTTACTCGGCAACTAAGTCGCATAAATCAAAAAGCGAACAGCGGGCAAATTCTCGGCCAATTACAAAAAATTTAATTATTGGTACTCAAATCAAAGAAAACTGTCCTATGACTATTGAAGGATAAATCACCTTCAAGGAGGATCATATGACAAACAAAGAGAAACAAAGGATTGTTGAAATGAGAAAAGAAGGCTATAGCTATGAATCTATAGCCAAGGAAATTAATCTCGCTAGGAGTACAGTTAGTTCATTTTGCTCTAGGAATGATGTTGATAAGAAATCATCATATCAGTATAAGAACTGTAAGTGTTGTGGAGGATTATTTGAACAAAAGCCAAACAGGAAAGAAAAAAAATTTTGCTCAAAGGAATGCTGTCAAAAGTGGTGGAATGCTAACCTTAATGAAGTGAATCATAAAGCAAACTATAGCTTTGTTTGCTTAAACTGTGGAAAAACTTTTACATCTTATGGAGTAAAGAATAGAAAATACTGTTCTCATGAGTGTTACATAAGGCATAGATATGGAGAAAGGCGTGAAAATCATGAATAACGATTACAATGTGAATCTTGAAAAATACCTCACAAGTATGAAGCAATTAATGTTGATGAAAGAAAAGGAGATCTTATCAATTGATGATCTTATGAAAATTGAAAGTTCTATGGCAATAAAATATTGTATTAAAAGTAATTGTATTTATCGGATTAATTACTTGATAAGGTTTGAACCTAGAGGTAACATGTAGCCAACAAAGGAGGAAAGACATGAATCAAGTTATTAAAGTCATATCAAATATTCCAAAGTTGGAAACTAAAAAGAAAGTAGCTGCCTATGCAAGAGTGTCAAGTGGTAAGGATGCCATGTTGCATTCGTTGTCGCAACAAATCAGTTATTATAGTGAGTTGATTCAATCAAATGCAGAGTGGCAATATGCTGGGGTGTATATTGATGAAGCACTTAGTGGAACAAAAGAAAGACCAGAATTCTTAAAAATGATAAGTGATGCAAAGAATGGTAAGATCGATTTAATCATCACCAAGTCTATATCGCGTTTTGCTAGAAATACAGTCACACTGCTTACAGTAGCTAGAGAGTTAAAAGAAATCGGTGTTGATATATTTTTTGAAGAACAAAATTTGCATTCGCTTAGTGGTGATGGAGAATTAATGATTACAATTCTTGTTTCATATGCCCAAGAAGAAAGTAGACAAGTTAGTGAGAATTTAAAATGGAGAATCAAGAAGAACTTTGAAGAAGGAATTCCTTGGGGCTTTGTAACATATGGATATAGGTTTAGGTTTGATAAAATCGAGGTAGTCGAAGAAGAAGCGAAGCTAGTAAAACTGATGTTTGAATTATACTTGAATGGATCAGGATATGATAAAATTGCTAAAAAACTAAATGAGCTTGGATATAAAAATAGAAAGGGTAATAATTGGACCCGTTCAAGCGTTTATACAATTATGAATAATCAGGACTACACTGGTGATTTGGTATTACAAAAAACCTATATTGATAATCATATCAACAAAAAAGTTATGAAAAATAATGGAGCTTTTAATAAATACCTTGTTGAAAATAATCACGAAGCGATCATACCAAAAGAGATATTTAACCAGTACTTAAAAGAACTAAAGAAAAGGCAGATCAAAATAAACATCAAAAAATCAACTAATCAAGTTTATCCTTTTACAAAATTATTAATTTGCGATAAGTGTGGTAGTCACTTTCATAGAAAGATCGGTCAGTATAAGAATAGTTGGAAATGCAGCACATACTTACAAAAAGGAGTAAAGTTTTGTAACAATAAGCAAGTACCAGAAGAAGTTCTCTATGATTTAACAAAAATGATTTTGAATAAAAAAACTATTACTCGAGAAGAATTAATTGAAAAAATACAAAAGATTGTAGTTTGTGAAAACAATATCATCAAATATGTTCTTCAAAATGGAGAAGAAAAAGAAGTAAAATGGATGTATAAGTCAAGAAGTGAAACCTGGACTCAAGAAAAAAGAGAATTAGCAGGCAAGAAATCAAAAGAAAGGAATCAAGGAAAATGCAAAAAATAACAGTTATCCCGTCAACCATTAATCCAATAACGAGCTTACCAACGAATGAATCAGTAAAAAGAAGAGTTGCAGGTTATGCTCGGGTATCGACTGATTCAGATGAACAGTTCACGAGTTATGAAGCTCAAGTTGATTATTACACCAAGTATATACAGTCTAGGTCTGATTGGGAATTTGTAGAAGTTTATACCGATGAAGGTATCAGTGGAACAAACACGAAAAGACGAGAAGGTTTTAGAAGAATGATTCAGAATGCCCTTGATGGAAAAATCGACTTAATTGTAACCAAATCAGTGTCAAGGTTTGCGAGAAACACTGTAGATAGCTTAGTCACCATTCGTAAACTCAAGGAAAAAGGTGTTGAGTGTTATTTTGAAAAAGAGAACATCTATACCTTTGATGGGAAAGGAGAACTCCTAATTACAATAATTTCAAGTTTAGCACAAGAGGAATCCAGATCCATCTCAGAAAATATCACTTGGGGTAAAAGATTTAAGATTGCTGAAGGTAAAATTGATGTACCGTATAAAAACTTCTTGGGTTTTAAGAAAGGTGAAGATGGCAAACCAGAGATTGTGGAAGAAGAAGCAGAAATCATACGCCTGATCTATAAGCTGTTTTTGGATGGAAAGACATCTTCAGGGATAGCTAAACAGTTAGAGATGCTAGGGATTCCTTCACCAAGCGGAAACAAGAAATGGTACAAAACCACGATTGATAGTATACTAACAAATGAAAAGTACAGAGGAGATGCGCTCCTTCAAAAGAGATTTACAGTTAACTTCTTAGAACATAAGCTAAAGAAGAATCAAGGAGAAGTCCCTCAATACTATGTTGAAAATAGCCATGATCCAATCATTGATCCATTTGAATGGGACCTGGTGCAAAGAGAACTTGATAGAAGAGCTGAACTTGGTAAGAGTTATAGTAGCAAAAGCATCTTTTCAAGCAAACTAGTCTGCGAAGAATGTGGTGGTTTCTATGGACAAAAGCTATGGCATTCAAATACAAAGTACCGAAGGTTTATATGGCAGTGTAATGAAAAGTTTAAAAGGGATGAAGCAAAGTGCAAGGCTCCTTTACTTGATACTGAAACAATTAAGCAAATGTTTCTAAAGGCGTATAACGAAATGATGGAAAATAGGAATGATGTCATTGAGGATTGCAAGATGATTATGAGCACCCTGGTAGATTTTAAGAAACTAGAACTTGAGATGAATGAACAAGTCCAAGAAACAGAAGTAGTAGCAAATCTTGTGAAAAGCTTGGTGAAGGAAAATGCATCAACGCCTAAATCTCAAGAAGATTACTTAAGGAAGTATGAAGCATTGCAACAGAGGTATAATACAGCAGTAGAGAGGCTAGAAAAAGTCAAAAAGGAGTATAGCAGAAGAAAGAAGCAATCAACTGCAATTGATGCCTTCATCAAAACACTCGAAGAAAGTGATTTGATTCTAACCGAATGGGATGATGCATTATGGAATGCTTTAGTTGAAAAGGGGATTGTTCATCAAGATGCAAGTATAACATTTGTCTTTAAAAGTGGAAAAGAAATACGAGTTGAGGCTTAAGCATTCATGTGTATACAAATCAACTAATAGTTGAGTATAGAATATTCATTTAACAAACATAAAAAAGACAATTCAAATAAAAGTATTGGAATATTATATTCCACTGATGATAGAATTATGTTATAATTATCTTAAAGGAGGAAGTTTATGGAAAGTATAGGTGAAAGAGTTAAACTTAAAAGAAAGCAATTGGGGATTACACAGTTAGAATTAGCTAACAAATTAAATATTACTGATAGGGCTGTAAGCAAATGGGAACAAAATGAGGGCAATCCAGATATCACACTAATCCCAAATATTTCTCAAATCCTTGGTGTATCGATTGAATATTTATTAACTGGAAAAGAAACTGAAAAAGAAATTGTGCCTATTTCTAAAAGAGAATTATGTGCTCAAAAAGATGATCCATCATTATTGGATGTGAGTTTCATTAATAATCAAAAGGATGAAAATGAGAAAACTCTTTTTTCATATATAATTCAATATGAAAGTGTCAATATTTTCAGTTATTTAATATCAAAAAAAATGGAAAACAAAATTTGTCCACATGCTAATAAATCTCAGTATATTGATTTTACATCGTACATCAAAGATTTTATGTATATGTTGCTTATAAGCAACAATTTAGACCAGATGAATAGTTTTACACTGCTTAATAAAGATATGGCTGAAAGAAGAAAATGGTCAGAAAAATCTATACAAGCGATAGTATCCAACTATAAAATTACTGAAAATACTAAAAAAATATTTTTTTCTGCTCATAAAGGCGCAAGTGGGTATGGAAATCCATTTCATTTTGGAGATTGGCAATATACATATTCCTTAGTTATGGAAACAGCAGCAAAACAAAATAATTGGAACTTAGTAAAAGAAATATTCGATATTATTAGCCCCATTAATGAAGAATCTATCAAGAAATATGAATTAGAAAAGAATAATAGACACACAAAATATGTTTTTTCAAAAACATTAACACAAAATAATCCTGGAAATCTAAACTACCAATCTAACATTTACTTGAAGGTTTTCGAAATTCCTCAGATAGTTCTTAATGTATTGTTAGTAAATAAAATCTTTGATTTGCTCCAAGAAATGAATAATATGAATATTCAGACAAATAGTACGTTCATATCCCAAGAATTAATAGATTTAGAAATATTTAAAAACCAACAAGGCGTTACGCATAAAGATATTGTAGTATTTAAATCTATTAATAAAGAATTACTAAATCTAACAAAATTGTTTGAAAGTATCGAAGTAAGTGATTCCGAAGACAAATTAAAGAAACTAAAAGAGCTATATAAGAAGGGAAAAGAAATTATACCCTCTATTATTAAAGAGTACCCCATTAGTTATTGTGAATTAGTAGAAAAGTATTTACTAAATAATAATTATAAAGAGTTATTTAAATTTTCAGTTGATTATAAACTAGATTACTTAACTGATAAAATACTTGCAAAAAATAATGAGATTATTAAAGAGATGACTTATGTACTTTTTGGATATTCTAAGCTTATACTTTCTAAATATACAAAAGAAGAGTGGAAAGATAGGCTAAAAGAATTAGAAGCAACTTTAGATCAAACTAAAAAAGACATTCTTTCCGAATTGCAGAAAAATGAAAAAGAATGCATGAAAGGTATTGGGCTTAATAATTTTGCTAACAGTTTTATTGAACTATGCAAAAAATACAAAGAAGAGAAATATAAAGAATGGTGTACGAGTGTTGAAAATGAAATTGAGCTATTAAGTGGTGATAAAAAAGCAAAAGAAGAGTTTGAAAAAATTATGCAAGAAATTCCAAGTGAACTACTTACTTCAATAGTAGAAAAAAACGAAATTGAGTCTGCAATTATTAAAATTTGTGTTAAATTTGAAAGCATATTAAAATATAAATACCGATTCGAAGGCAATTTGCTAGAAACATATAATGAATATAAGAAAAAATTCCTTGTTTTAGAAAACATGTATGATGATGAAGGATATTGCATATCTAGAAACAATGATGAAAGGAAAAAGCATATTGATGACTTACTAAGCAGATTAAGAATGCAAAGAAACAATATAGTTCATGCAGAAAAAAATAATGTTGTTGAGTTGAATAGAAAAGAACTGCTTGAATGTATCGAAATAATAGAAAAAATCGGGAAAGGGGTAAACCAATGAATGTATATCAAAAGAAAATAATCAGCAAAACAATAGAGATTAAATTGAAATCAATTAGCAATGAGAAAGATGGACGTGCATCTTTCAGTGAAACTGAAGTGACATTCGTTCAAAACGAAGATTATTCAATTTTGAATTATCTATTCTGTTTAAAAAATGAATCAATTATCAAAATAGGTTTTTTATACGATGATTGGACTTACGATAGTTCTACAAATGGTGAATTCAAAATAGAAATGTGTTTCAATAATAAAGCCACAGCAATTAGATTTTATTTTATAGATGATATTGTAGAAGTTCTTGAATTACCAATTCTTTATATTGAATCGGACAAAAAAACCTATGATGAAAAAATCCAAAAAGAAAATAGAAATGATTTGCATAAAAAACTCAATTTACGAATCAAATCATCGGAATATTTAGTAAATATTTTTTGGAATACAATTGATATAAGAGTGAAAAAAACTGTAATTAAAATATATATGGAGAATGAACTTATCTCATGTTTTGAATCTCAAAATAATAAAAATTATGTTTTAATTGATGATTTGTTATATGGAGAATACGAGTTTACTGTGAATCAATACGACAGTGACAATAAAGTAATATTTGAATCTGACAGGCAAATTATTTGTACTAATAAAAACCCAATTAATGTTATTGTTGAAAAGATGCCTTTAGTGAGTTGTGATGGAGGAAGACATACAATAAGGATATAAGATTTATTTAAAAGGTATAATTATAAAATTTCAAAGTTTATTTGGATCAAGGTTTTAATAGTTCTCAATTTTTTTACATGTACAAAAAAACATTTGAAATGCAACAAAATGATATACTTTAAGTAGGTAGTCTAGAATACCGATAGTTTTATACTATTTCATGGTGAGGACATCATGACGTGTTGGGTAACTTGGGCACGTTAAAAGGAAGAGTACTATGTTAACCTCAGTTTTAAAGCTGAGGTTTTTATATATTCTGTTTGTAGAAAAGTGACAAAGTGAATAATTTGCAACAAACGGCCATCTAAAAGTACCTTAAACGCTTATATAATTTTCAAAAAATTAATTAAAATGAATCATTAAGTATTTATAAGATTGTTTTATTATTAAAAATCAAAGAAAACCTTTTCATTATTTATGATATTTGTTATAATGAAGTTAATGATTAAATATAGGAGGGACTTATGAATATTATTCTTAAAAAAATTGTAACTTTAGTTTTATTTATGGTTTCAATTTTTATTTTATCAGGGTGTGAATTATTAGAACCAGGAACGCAAGATGGTGGTGCAACACCTATTTATCAGGGAATGACAATATCAGATTCAATGCAAAATTTGAGTGCACAATCTACTGAAAATAAACCAAGTAAGCTTCGTTTGAATAAAAGCTATTTTTTTAATGCAAATTTTACAATTGATGATGCAATTGGCGATGAATTCGATTTTGAAAGTAATGAGGAATTAGATTATTACTCATCAGTTGATACCGATTTGTATATTACTGTGAATCTCAATAATCCAGATGGACAAGCAATATTAAGATTCACTCTTAATGAAGTCATTTATCAATCTTATCAATTCCAAGAAGGATCAGATTCCGAACACTTAATTCTGAAAGTCAATTCGGGAAGTACAGCAGGAATAAAAGAATTTACTATTGATGAAATCAAATATGTAGAAAATGTTACTAATCTTACAAAAGATGCATTATTTGATGGAGATAAGACAATTCAACTCGGAGTAACTTATAATAGTATTCCCACGGCTGCTGTTAATAATGAAGTGGTCAATGCAACATCATTTTCATTGGACTTAGTCATTACTGACGAAGAAGAACTAATCAGTAAATCTGGTAACTTATTAAAAGCGTTATTGTATGATGGAGAAGAAGTAGTTCAATCAATAGACTTAACAATAGATACAACTAGTATTCGATTTGATAAGCTAAATCCTAATCAAAATTATGAATATGCAATTGCTACAGTTATTGATTCGCTTGATGGGAATAACAATCGAATACATATCCTTCATAGTGGAGAAATTACAACTACAGATTTACTGGCAGTTGAGAATGTCGTTTCAACACAAGATTCCATTACATTCGAAGTGAGTGTTACAGATGTAGATGAAGTAGGATCTATTACAGCAATTGAACTGTATAAAGGGGAAACACTCATAGAAGCATTAACTGATTTAAGTTTGAGAACATTTACTGATCTCTTATCGAATAATGAATATCAAATCGAAGTGACTTATACCTATGACTTGAATGATGGAATTGGGGAGCAAACAATAGTCATCAGTGATGAAGTAACAACTCAAGCAAAAGCAACACCAGTTGTACTAATTGAGAATGTCGTTTCAACACAAGATTCCATTACATTCGAAGTAAGTGTTACAGATGTAGATGAAGTAGGCTCTATTACAGCAATAGAACTGTATCAAGGTGAGGTATTAATAGAAACCCTTACTGATTTAAGTTTAAGAACCTTTACAAATCTGTTATCAAACAATGAATATCAAGTTAAAGTAACATATACATATGACGTAAATGATGGTGTAGGTGCCCAAACACTTATCATAACTGAAACAGCAACCACACTAGCAAAAGCAACACCAGTTGTTTTAATTGAAAATGCAGTATCTACACAAGATACCATCACATTTGAAATTAATGTAACTGATGTAGATGAAGTAGGCTCTATTACAGCAATTGAATTATATAAGGGTGAAACATTAGTAGAAGTTTTAGCTGATCTAAGTTTAAGAACATTTACAAATCTATTATCAAACAATGAGTATCAAGTTAAAGTGTCTTATACTTATGATTTAAATGATGGAGTTGGAGAACAAACATTAGTTATTACTAAAGATTCAACAACCCAAGCAAAAGCAACACCAATTGTTTTAATTGAAAATGCAGTATCTACACAAGATTCAATCACATTTGAAATCAATGTAACAGATGTAGATGAAGTAGGTTCTATTACAGCAATTGAATTATATAAGGGTGAAACATTAGTAGAAGTTTTAGCAGATCTAAGTTTAAGAACATTTACAAATCTATTATCAAACAATGAGTATCAAGTTAAAGTGTCTTATACTTATGATTTAAATGATGGAGTTGGAGAACAAACATTAGTTATTACTAAAGATTCAACAACCCAAGCAAAAGCAAAACCAATTTTTTTAATTGAAAATGCAGTATCTACACAAGATTCAATCACATTTGATATTAATATAACAGATGTAGATGAAGTAGGCTCTATTACAGCAATTGAGCTTTATCAAGGTGAAACATTAGTAGAAGCTTTAGCAGATCTAAGTTTAAGAACATTTACAAATCTATTATCAAACAATGAGTATCAAGTTAAAGTTACTTATACTTATGACTTAAATGATGGAGTTGGAGAACAAACATTAGTTATTACTAAAGATTCAACAACCCAAGCAAAAGCAAAACCAATTGTTTTAATTGAAAATGCAGTATCTACACAAGATTCAATCACATTTGATATTAATATAACAGATGTAGATGAAGTAGGCTCTATTACAGCAATTGAATTATATAAGGATGAAACATTAGTAGAAGCTTTAACTGATCTAAGCTTAAGAACATTTACAAATCTATTATCTAATAATGAGTATCAAATGAAAATAACTTATACTTACAACTTAAATGATGGTTCTCAATCAATTTCAGTAGTTTTTGAAGAACTATTCAAAACTGCTCCAGATTTAGAAGCGACTAATTTAGCAATTGTAAATAATGATGAACTATTTATTGGAAATACAATGATTGTAGATTTTGTATTTCAATCTATACCCACTAACATAATTATTGAATCAGTTATGATAAATGGACAGTGGTATAATGCTGAAAAAACTAATTTACAAAATAGAATTAGAATCAAAATTAATCTTGATGAGTCTTTTCAAGTCGGATTGAATTCCTTAAAGTTAGAGGAAATTATAGCTAGTGATGTTGATGGAACAGTTTTTCAATTGGACAGTATTTTTGAGCGTGATTTTTTAGTATCCTATGTTTTTGATATATACGGAGCGAACATTACTGACTTAGCTGGAAATACCGTTGATTATATGGTCCATGGAAGTCAGTACAAAATGATTATAGAGTTAAACAATTTAGGTAAGCTAGATATTAATAGCATAGTAATTAACGATGTATTATATGAAATTGATATGATTGAGATTAGCGAAGATAAATCCAAAATAAGTATTGTTTTTACATCTAATACTGCAAATTCCACGGTTTATGTTAATTCGATTGAATATGTAGACAAAGAAGAAATTATAATGAAATCTATAAATCGAACATTCACATCTTATATTTTATTAGATTCTGATGAGATATATTATATTGAAAATGCATTTGATCTAATGAATATGACTCACAATAGTTACTATGTATTAATGAATGATATTGATTTATCTACCGTTAGTTGGACACCATATAGTTTTAGTGGTATTTTAGATGGAAACGGATTCACGATTAGTAACATTGAAAAAACACATTTCTCATCATCTTCAAATCCTTATAGTTTTGCATTATTTACTTCTTTTTTAGGTAGAGTGCAGAACCTTACAATAAAAAAAGTTTATATCGATATATCAACTCAAGGTAACGTAACTATTTCAATTTTTTCAAACAATTTAAATGGAGAAGTTAGAAATCTAAATATACAAGATTCCAATATAACTATTAACTCAATGGGATCGGTTAAATATGGTACCGTATCCACTTCAGGATATAATGTGCTGATGAATAATTTAACCATTGATAGTTTAATGATTACAGTATGCTCTAATTCCCACAGTTTAGTAGGTGGAGTCGCATCAAACATATCAGGAAAAGTTAGTAAAACAAGTGTCAGCAATTTAAGTATTGACGTGAGTAACACCGCAAATGCTTATACTATGGTTTCTGGATATATCGCTTCAGAATCCATTGATACAATAAAAATATCAAATTCTAAATTATTAAATGTATTAATTACAACTAATGTAGTTGATGGAAACAACAGCAGCAATATTTCTGGATTCATCTCTGTTTATAATCCAAGTGCGAGATTTGCGTTAATAGATAGTGTTTACATCAGTAATTTCAAAATTGTAGCACAGGGTGATTTTGTATTTGCAAATGCAATATTTGCTGGTAGAACAAATGTTGAAATCACTAATACAGTTATATATGACATAGATTTTAATATTTCTGATACAAGCTTTTACAGGCAATTTACTAATAATATTGACGGTATTGCTACTGTTTCGAGTGATAATAAAATACTAAATAATAATGTATATGTCGTAAACAATTATAGAATTGAGAAAAATTCAAGTATGTTTATAATTGATGATAATTTACTAATTACCCAAGAGACGTTTTTCTTAGAAGCATTTTGGATTAATACGCTAAACTGGGATATAGTTGTTTGGAACTTTAATGACTTAACTCTTGAAGGAAGTTTAGGTCCTTCATTGCAAAATTGACTTTAGCATCACTGTTTCCTTTACCTTCAAGATACCCACCACATTGTTTCATAATACTCACAGATGGGTATCCATATGCCAATGAATTACCAGCGGTGTTATCAGGCAATCGCCAACTTGATAGAAGCTTTAATGTTCAAAATCAAGGTGTTGGTATAACGCAAGTAATATGGCAGCTGAAATTGCTGGAGCTAAGGCTACACTTATTGGGGAAATATATATATCCCTAATAGAATAAACGGTCGAGCTGTTACATTAATAGGGAGTTCAGTTTTTTCGGGACAAACTCGAATAACAACGGTAATCTAAGTATTTACATTACACGAATGACTTACGTTCCTGCGCTTGAACAATAATTGGAATCCATCAAACAGACCTGTGTATTTTGAGGATATTCTACATACTCACAATAACGAAGAATATGAACTTACAGGAAATCATTATCATGACATAAAGAAAGTGCATCATTATGAATATCGAATTTATTGTACACAATGTAAATTTGCATTTGACACATATATGATACCCAGATTTGCTCTGAACTCCCTAGTATAACACCATATAGTTAGCCTTTATTAGGTGAAGTTGAACACCTTGATTGCTTTTCACTTCATGATGAATTACCAAATTGATAGAGTTATAAAATGGTTGTTTATTTGCCCCCTAAAAAAAAATATTGGCATTTGACTATTTATAAGTTTCTTCTATATTTAGTTTGATAAAAATCACGTAATAAAAGATGATCAAATGAATATCAAAAAAGCATTTATATGAATGTAGGATTAAATATTTTTGAAAATTGTTGATTTAGTCGAGTGTACGCATGCAATTTTAGGTGTACGCAAAAGTTTTAAAAATCTTACAAGTGTACGCAAAATCTTGAAAAATAGTTAGGTGTACGCATTTGTATTAAAATTGGCGTGCTCTTTCAAAGAAATCTTGAATTGGTAGCATAAAACTATCAAAATACATAGAAATTGCCCTTAAATAGGGCATTTTTTAATAAATATAGTCCTTCATCAAGACAAATCAATCTTCTGGAAGGACTTTTTTTATTGGCGAAATCTAATTTTAATATTAACAGAACATGATGTTGAACTGAGTTTTTAAAATTACAGAACATGATGTTGAACCTAAACATAAATAAAAAAAATTATATCTTTATTGCCATTACCAACTCTTAACGTTATAGATGATTTAAGAATTAACTTATTAATGTAATTGCTAGAAACAAGGGCAAGATTAATCTTAATATTAGTTGAATCTATAATCTCAACATTTCTAACCAATGACTTAAATTGATCGATGTGTTCCATTTCTTTAAAAGCCCTAATCATTTTTGTATGAGAAGCAATTCTCTTTTTAGCTTCCAAAAGATTAACTTTCTCTTTTAATAATGTAGCCTTATTATCATGAGCAATACTTAATTCATATTCGCAGTTGTCTAATGCAACATTAATAATTGATGCAAAGGGATTATCTAGTGAATCAGTAATTAATCTTGATAATTTACTGAGACCATCATTTAAAATAGCAAACAAATTTTTGATAGTAATCATCACACGATTTGTTCTCTTGTTGCTGTAACAGAATAGAGTTGGAATCACATATTTGCCTTTAGGTTTTTCTACAACATAAGAAAGATAACTATCATTTTGAATTGAATAAACAAAGTGATGATAAATAGAAACCCTTTCTTTGTATGGCACAAAGGCATCAAGAGTATTCCTTGTTCGACTTTCCCTTAAGGAAATTGCCTTATCAAATAATTCTGGTGAAATTATTGGAACATGATGATTATATATAGTGTTAGATTTCTTAACTAAATTTTTAGAACGTATTCTTGAACCATCATGGATGAACGTTTTACATAAAGCCATGTGACCAGCATATTTTTCATTTTGAACAGTTTGTTGTAATGTCCCTATTGTCCATCTGTCCTTACCTGTAGCAGTTTTAACACCAAGTGAATACAACTTTTCGCTAATCTCTTTATAAGAAATTCCCTCTACATACATCTCAAATATGAGCCTAATAACGTTAGCCTCTTTCGGTTTGATATTCCAAGACTCTCCTTTGATATCATAACCATACAAAAAGGTAGTGAAATTTCCGCCATTTCTCATTTTTCTTTGAATCGACCAATTAGTGTTTTCAGAAATGTTTCTTAATTCCTCTTCAGCGTGCATTGCTAAAATATTTAAATATAACTCAATGGAAGGATCAGTAGAAGAAATGTTTTCCTTTTGAAAAATAACTTCAACACCAATATTTTTTAACGACCTAGTAACATTTATTGTATCAATCAAATTACGAGCAAATCTAGTAACAGATTTAGTGATAATTACATCGATTTCACCAAGGGTAGCAAGTTCTATCATCGCATTAAATTCCCCACGCTTTTCAATTGATTTTGCACTCTTTCTATCCTTAAAGACACCAACAAATTCATAACTAGGATTAGCACGAATTGACTTTTCAAGCTCAGATACTTGTAAACGATAAGATGAATCTTGATGTTCATCTGCAGTAGATACTCTTGCATAACCACAAACTTTCTTTTTCAAAGAAGGGTTATGAATGACTTTGATGACTTCAACATTATTCATAGAGTTTTACCTCATAAAAGACATTGGCCGTACCACTCTTATTAACAAAAGATTTGCTCAAAATGGATTCAACATCTAAAACATCTTTATATTTTGAAATAAGTTCATCCCTAGTTTTAGTGGGAGATATGACAAAGATTACTTTCTGAGCATCAGCAATAACTAAAGAATAAATATCCCTAATATTTAAATCACTATCATTTTCTAGTTCAGACTTAACCAAAGACTTAATGTAGTCAAGGCGAACCGAAGAAGAAACACCTAATAGCACTTCTTGTTCAAGAGCGGATATTTTAGTGTCGTTATGCTCGATTTGATTGAAAATATGAGCATCTTCAGGATTCTCATGATGGAGATTAATTAAATGATTATTTTCATCCTTAAGAGCCTTTAAATCACTTCTTAATGTGTTTAATGCTACGTTATTATTAAATACTATGAAAAGATTGTTTAAGACATTATTATTAGAAAATATTTCTTTAATAGAGTCCATAGTAGCTTCAATAATTAAATTATAATCAGGATTTGAACTATTACATAAAAGTTCGTTACCATAATAATGATTACAATTAAAAACAACTCTCATATTTTTACCACGATTAACTTGTTGGCGTTTTAATGAGCGACCACATTTAGGGCAGATAATCATTCCGGTTAATGGATATTTAGATTCTTTGTTATTATTTCTAGATTGTGAAGAAGTATCCTTAAGAATAAGTTGAACTGAATCAAACATCTCTTTTGAAACAATGGGCTCATGATTGTTAGAAACATAATACTTATCGGCAATATTATTATTCTTCACTGTCTTTTTAGTTAAGTAATCAATACAAACAGTTTTACGAAGTAGTGCATCACCACAATATCTTTCGTTTTGAAGAATATGACGAATCGTTCCATATGTCCAGGGATTGCCCTTAATAGTTTTAATGCCTTCACTGTTTAAAGTTTTGGCAATATCACTTGGCTTATATCTCTTTAGTGTGAGTTTAAAGATTTTATTAATAATTTCAGCTTCAGATTCATTGATAACGAATTTACCATCAACAACATCATATCCATAGATTCTACGTGCATCAACCACACCATTTTTAAACTTTTTATCATATGCCCATTTTACGTTAGAAGAAATGCTTCTCGATTCTTCTTGGGCTATAGAAGATAGAATTGTTAACATGAAATCAATCTTTGGATCAAGTGATGAAATATTTTCTTTTTCAAAATAGATTTCAACACCAAGTTCCCTTAACTCACGAACAGTAGTAATCGTGTCAACAACATTTCTAGCAAACCTTGAAATTGATTTTGTTAAGATTAAATCAAGGTCTCCAGCTTTCGCTTTAGCAATCATTTTCATAAACTCAGGTCTTTTCTTTGCTTGAGTGCCAGATAAACCTTGGTCAGCAAAAATCCCACTAAAAATGTAGTTAGGATTAGAATTGATTACATTTGTATATTCTTCACACTGAACCTTATAAGAATTGATTTGATCTTCATAATCAGTTGAAACCCTAGCGTAAGCAGCAACTCTTTTCTTTTTTATTCCAACTACACCAGACTCATCTTTTGTTACGTTAATTGGTTTAATGACTTTAATATCTCTACTCATGATTTACACCTCCAAAATAGGCTTACCAGTCAAATGATTGGTAAGTCCTTTTTGTTTTACCATAGTAAAATTTTTAATCAAGTCATTGTTGGTTTTATTAAGTTTTTCGACATCATTAAAACAACCTACCGCCTCATCTAGAGATAAGATATGTCTTTTCAGTAATGATCGAATGATTGAATCATATAATGCCATCTTTAAAATATCGTAATTTTGCATGTAAAACTCTCCTATATTTTTAAGTATAGGAGTGTAATTTCACATAACTGACCCAAGCCTATTATACAACATAAAAAAAGAGCCAATGGGTTGGCTCAGAGCATACAAATTTACTTATTTATTAAATAAAAGAACTCTTCAGTTTTTACAGAATGGTTAATTCGTGCAACAAGATAACCATAATATATGAATTTTTGCTTATTCTTTAAAACTAATGGGTTCCCCACCGTGTCAGTATAAGTGTAAGTCAATTTATTATCACGGCCATTGGAGAAAACTCCAATAGTTGTAAGAAATAGTTTTCTTTCCTTTAGTTCATCAATATCAATTTGATCCGATTTGGTAGGAAGAGAGCTTTCACTAACAAGCATCACACCTTCAGTAGCTTCATCGGTACGAAGAAACAAAAGAGTGTCGCCATTTTTATCTTCAACTGTAAAATACATTGCATAAGGATTTGAAACTTTAGTTTCTCCAGCAGTCACATAACCATTGCTGTTAAGTTTAAAGTGTTCAAAGAATACTTCGTATTCTTCACGTTTTTCAAATGTGGAAACAGAGAGCAATGCATCAATAGATACATTAAAAATACGTGATAAAGTTATAAGGATTTCAAGGGGAACAGATCGCTCTCCTTTTTCATATAACGACATGGTTGGAATTGAGATTCTTAATATAGCACTAAGTTTTGATTGAGAAATATTCATGCGAGTTCTTAGTGTTTTTAGATTGCGACCAACTATTTGATTAATGTTCTTTTCCATATTTCTCACCTCATTTTGAAATCATTATAACACATATTATACTTTACAATTTGTAAATTACCATATTTTTGCAAAAAATAAACAGTTAATTATTAAAAGTCAAAACATCTGTACTATTCTAATTATATAATGAAAGTACCGAAAATAAACGATTTAAATATTTACAATCTGTAAAAACACAATTGTCATTTTTTTTGACATGAAAGAATATAAAAAATGGTTGTTAGACTTAAGGCACCTAGGAGGTAGATAGGTGTGAATGATGCAACCAAAAATAAAAAGACCAAGAAAAAACAAAGACCCCACTTAAGGATGTATTTGTATGACTTAAGAAAAGAAAAGGGTATCTCAATTTATGAGATAACAAATAGACTTTTTCTTTCTAAGCCGTACTATTACCAAATTGAGCAAGGGTTAAAAGGACACAAGATGGATGTTATCTTCTTAAATGATTTAGCAACATTACTTGATGTCACATTTGATGTTATCTGCAAGGGGGAACTAGAGTACCAAAAAGAAAGAAGAGAATTAGGCATTAGATACGAAACAAGATGGGTGATTGATGATGAAGTATGACATGAACGAAAAGATAACGGAGTACATTGATTTTCTAGATTTAAAAGAAATATCTAAAGAGTCATACAAAAAGCAGTTAATAAAGTACAACGAATATTTAGAAGCAAATAACATAACTGACCCAAATAGGAGTGTAATTCTTGCTTATAAAGAATTCTTAGTAAAAGAAAAACTCTCATCAGCATCAATTCAAAAGGCACTGGTTGTTTTAAAAGGGTTTTATAAATACTTAAAACTAAGTGGCATAGAAGAAGATATTACCTATGCAGTAAAAGGTGTAAAAGTAGCAACAACCTATAAAAGACAACCCTTAGCAGAAGAAGACATTAAAAAAATAATTCATAACGCTAGAAAGAAGGCAACTGATTTAAAGGGGAAAAGAAATCTAGCTATATTAGCCATATTGTTTACAACTGGCTTAAGGGCAATTGAAGTAGAAAGAGCAGATATTGAAGATATTGATATTGTTGGCGATGGTTATGTTTTATACATCCAGGGCAAAGGCCGTGATGATAAAGATAATTTTGTAAAACTAACTTATGATGTGTATCAAATATTACTTTCTTATTTAGAAGAAAGGAATACGGCTAACTTATTAGATCGAGGCAATCCTCTTTTTACAACTTTTAAAAGAGATAAAACAGAAATCAGAATGAAGACAGCTGTGATTAGAACGATGGTAAAAGATTCGTTTAGAGCAATAGGTTTAGATAGTAGAGCATTTTCTGCTCACTCAACAAGACATTCATTTGCGACACTTTCACTAATCCAAGGTGCATCCATTCTAGAAGTAAAAGAGTCACTTAGACACTCAAGCATCACAAGTACACAAATCTATTCTCACCTAGTGGAAAAGATGAAATCAGGAACAAATGAACTTGTTTCCAACGCAATCTTAAAAAACAAGAAATAAGGAGAAACCAAGCGTGAAAAATAAAGTATTTACGGTCACAGTCTTTACTGGAAAAACTGTACGAATCATATTTAACGAAAAAGTCCAAAGTTATTACGTAGAACTATCAGATTTAAGAAAATTGTTTGGTATTAATTTAAAAGAATTGCCACTTAAATATCAGGGGAATCTTTATTACCTAGATACAAAAATAAACGATAAAGTAAAGAAATTATCAGCTGTATCAGAAGATGATTTAGAAATCATTAAAAACTTTTCAAAAGATAAAGATGCAGATAATTATTATAGTTCCATAATAACCATTATTAACGATTTAAAAACTTCTTATAGCGGATATATCCAAGGAATGATATTAGCACAAGAAGAACAAGATAATTTAATTAATTCATTAGAGAGGACTCACAAGAAAGTAAATATTCTTGAAGGTCAAATAGAAGATTTAAAAGTTGGTGCAAAACTGTATTTTGAATTTACTGATAATACAACACTCTTACCACTTAAAAAGGTAATTGACAAACTTAAGTATAAAACAACTTATATTCAAATGATGGGACATTTAAGACAATGTGGAGCATTAATTGAAGATTCAATACCAGCACCAAGTTTAATTGAAAATGGGTGTTTTAAAACATTTGTTTGGAGTACTAAAATTGGAGACAAAGAAAAGAAGACAACACAAATCGTTGTTTCACAAAAAGGGATTAGATATATAAATGAGATCCTTGAAAAAGCAAACGGAAAGGGGCTTAAAAAATGAAGATTTATAGTGTCTATGAAGTATGCGAAATGCTATCTGTTACAAGAAAGACCATTAATAAATATATAGCAAGTGGTGACCTTAAAGTAATTAGACTAGGAAATCAAGTAAGAGTAAGTGAAGAAGCTCTTAACAGTTTCTTAGAATCAAAAACCGTTAAAGTCTTAGAAAAACCTATTGATACATTAACTAAAAAATAAGGATAGATAAAAATGAATAATAAAACTAGAGATGAAATATCATCTATTTTTAAAGACGCCCAAAAAATCACCGTGCTCGAATTATTTGCTGGGATTGGCAGTTATGCCGAAGCATTAAGTAAAAGTCAGGTACAGCACGAATTAAAAGGCATTTCTGAGATTAATAAGTATGCTGTAGAGGCACATAGGTTATTGCACGGAGAAACACCAAATTTCGGTGATATTGAAAGTGTAAAAAGGCTCCCTAGTGCTGATATGTGGTGTTATTCTGCACCATGTACAGATATATCACTTGCAGGACAAATGCGTGGTATGGAAAGAGATTCAAACACTGCATCTTCACTTTTATGGGAAGTAGAAAGATTGCTTAAAGTTGCTAGGGAACATGATGAACTTCCGAAATATTTATTGATGGAAAATGTACCAATGTTAGTATCCAAAAAATTCATTCATAGTTTTAACGAATGGCTTGAAGTATTAGAAGGACTAGGGTACAAAAACTACTGGCAACAATTAAACGCAAAAGATTATGGTGTCCCCCAAACTAGAAACCGAGTGTTTTTGGTATCAATCTTAAATCCTGGTTTTGAGTTTACATTTCCCAAAGTATTTCCATTAGAGAAAAAGTTAATTGATTACTTAGAAAAAGAAGTCCATGAGAAGTATTTTATTAGTGAAGCCTTTTTACTCTATTGTACAGATCCAACCGATAGAAATGGATTTATTAGAGGCAATAGATTTAAACCACATGATGCAAGTAAAAGTCCTTATGCATTTACAATTACGACTAGAAAAGGATCTACTCCAACAGATAACTTTGTTATCGTTCCAGAAGCAACCATAAAGGGTTATAGAGAAGCTGAACTTGGAGATGGTATTTATATCAATAGACCACACCAGAAGCGCGGTGTAGTCCAAAAAGGGAAGATTCAAACAATCAAACGAACGGTTAGTGACCTAGGAGTTATCGTTGAAAAAGATAAGGCATTAATGATTAGAAAAATAACACCTAGAGAATCACTAAGACTAATGGGTTGGACAGATGAGAGAATTGATTTAATTGCTGGTCATTTTTCTGATACTAAACTTTATACCTTTGCTGGCAATGGTATTGTCATTGATGTATTAGTGGAAATCTTTAAGGAGTTATTTAAATATGAGATACGATAAACGAAATGAGGTTTATTACTGGATAAAATTAAAACAAGGAATGATGCAGTCAACCGAGATAAAACTTTTAATGCGTCAACCAGATGGTGGATGGTATTTTAGCATCTACCTTTATCTGGTGATGCTATCGATTAATACTGGCGGTAGACTTATTCAAAAAATTGGGGAAATTGAAATGGTTTATGATTTAACTACAATTACCCAGGAATTGATGTTCTTTAAGATTGACACAATCAGAGTAGCAATAACAATGCTAAAAGAACTTAAACTAATCTATGATGATGAAGATAATGTTTTATGTATTACTAACTTTAATTCTCTGGTTGGTCAAGAAACTGGATGGGCAGAACAAAAAAGAAAGCAAAAGGAAAAGGAACAAATAGGGTGCGTGGAAAATGTCCACGCAAGTTTCCACGCACAAGTCCACGCAAAACTCCCCCCAGAGATAAGAGATAAGAGTATAGAGTATAGATATAAGAATATAGATATAGAATCAATCGATCATGATAAAAACGATAATAACGATAATAACGATAAAATCACTTTTGCAAGTGACTCTAAAATTAATAATTTAATGATTAACGAATGGCATATTGAATTCTTAAATGCCCATATATTCACAAAGTACTTGGTTTATTCAAAATACTTAACAGAAGGTAATTTAAATACCTTACAAGATGCCAATGCATTTTTTGAAAACTATTTAAGAACGACATATACATTTGAAGATTTAAAGAATCATGTCCAATACTTTCTTTTCCAATACAGAAAAATGCCAAAAGAAGATAAAAATAAAATCAAGAATAAAATGGCATATTTAACAAACTCCATTAAAAGAAATCAACGTTCAATTGAATGGTTATCATCGGATGAGTTTAAAGAAATATCAAAACTGCATTTAACAGTTGAAAAAAACTTAAGAAAAGAAGCCAAAGATAAGTTTCCAGATGATGTAATAAGGCAAGAAATTTATCTAAATACTTTTTACCTTAAAACAATTGGAGATGAAAGAAGTAGAATCCAAAGAGAATTTGATAAAAAATGTAGTGTAAGACGTTAAGATTCTTGATAAATATGGTCAAAAGTGAAAATTATAAAAAGGCTTAGAAATAATATATTTATAGTGTATAATCATTAAAACGAGTGGGGTGATTATCTTTGATAATAAACAAAGAAGTTAATAATAACGATTTAGTGATTGCAGCTACTAACTACGCAAGAAAGATCCTAAATATTGCAGAAGAACTTTGGGTCTTTGTAAATGATGGTAATATGTTTAAATCAAATAATTATTCAGGTATCTTTGACAAGGATGCATTTGCAATTAGATACAATAGTGAATTCTTAAAAGATGCATCAACTGAAAAAGTAATGAAGTTAGCATTTCATGAAACATTCCACGCAGCACAGTTAGAAGCGATAGTTGGTAGTTACTTAGGATATAAGAGTGAACTCTTCACTGAAGATGAAATAGAACGCTTAAAACACGAATTTAAAGATGAAAACTATTCAGATAAAATAGGTATCTATGAGACCTTGCTTTCTGAACAACAAGCTGAAAGTTTCGCTCAAATGATGTATAAGAAATTAAAAAGAGAAGAAATTAATTTAGATAAATTTGTAAATGAATATAAGTCTTTATACCTTAACAAAGATTAAAACTATTGTCAGCGTTAATTTAGAGGTGACAACGCAGCCTAGAAAATTCTATTTAAGGCTGGAAAAATAGGGGTAAATAGTGTATAATTTAATCATGTCAATAATGCATGTTTATGATGTCTTGAATGAGTAAATGGATACCCTTTTTAACTAGTTAAAGGATTGGGTAAATAGTGGAAAATTTGGGAAGTTTGATTTTTATATAAAATTTGATTTAAGTTACAAGGTGAAAGGGGTTATATTGTGTCAATTAAAGCAATTGATTTGTTCTGTGGGATTGGGGGATTAACTCATGGATTTGTTAAAGCAGGTATTCCAGTGGTGGCGGGAATTGATATAGATGCTACTTGTGAATTTGCTTATACAGAAAACAACAATTCCAAATTCATTTTGCATGATGTAGGAACATACCCTTCTGAAGAAATTTCTGAAATGTTTGGAGAATCTAAAACTAAAATATTAATGGGTTGTGCACCGTGCCAACCTTTTTCGACGCTGCAAAAGAATGAGCAAGATAAAACAAAAGAATCTAGATGGGGTTTATTGTACTCATTTTTAGATCATATTGAAAAAGTTAAACCAGAAATTGTATCAATGGAGAATGTTCCATCACTAAGAAATGAGGTTGTTTTTAAAGACTTTGTTAAAGAACTTGAAGAAAGCGGATATAATGTTAGTTATGAAGTTGTTGATTCTTCAGAGTACGGTGTTCCACAAAGAAGAAAAAGACTTCTATTATTAGCATCAAAATTAGGCGAGATAAAATTAATTGAGCCAACACATAAAAATAACAAAGTTACTGTAAGAGAAGCAATAGGAAATTTACCTGAGATAATACAAGGGCAAACTCATGAAGAAGATCCATTGCATAGAGCAGCGTCTTTAAACACAGTAAATATAGAAAGAATAAAATCATCAATTCCTGGCGGAACTTGGAGAGATTGGGATGAAAAATTATTACCCGCCTGTTATAGAAGAGAATCAGGAAAAACCTTTAGTTCTGTATATGGAAGAATGGAGTACGATACTGTTTCTCCAACACTAACTACACAATTTAACAGATATGGAACTGGTAGATACGGCCATCCGGAACAAGATAGAGCAATTAGTTTGAGAGAAGGGGCTATTCTCCAGTCATTCCCAGCTGACTATAAATTTGTATCAACTTCAAATTACAACATTACAGATGTAGCAAGACAAATTGGTAATGCAGTACCTGTTAGATTAGGAGAAGTAATTGCAATCAGTATTAAAAATCATTTAAAGGGGTTAGGATACGATGAGCGATAATTTAAGGTTAAAGTTTGATCCGAGAACAATTGAACATTTAGGTATTAAAATGTATTCTAGATTACCATCTGCACTAGCAGAGTTAATTGCAAACGGCTACGATGCTAACGCAACTGAAGTAAATGTGGAATTATTTGATTCAGACGATAATAAGAAGGTAGTAGTAACAGATAATGGAGATGGGATGTCTTTTGAAGAAATTAATGATAATTTTCTTGTTATTGGTCGTAGAAGACGTGATTTTGATGACAACCCTAGTATATTAAATCGTAAGATAACAGGTAGAAAAGGGTTAGGAAAACTTGCATTATTTGGTATTGGAAAAACAATCGAAATAAATACTTGTAAACGTGGCTCTAATCAATTAGTTAAATTTACCATGAATTGGGAACAAATATTAAATGAAAGATCTGGTGAATATCACCCAGTATATGAAATTACAACGGTTGACTCATCAGTATTTCATGGCACATCAATTTCAGTTTCAGATTTGAAACGAACTTCAAACTTCAATTTAGAACAAATAGTATTATCGCTATCTAAATTATTTAATATTTTTGATGAAAACTTTAAGGTGTTTGTCTCTAAAAATGATTCGGGAAAAAGATTAATAACCAAAGAAGACAGAATTGAAGGAATTGATGAGCAATATGAGTGGGATGTTAAGGAAATTATTGAACAAAAAACTCCAGATTTCCCATATAAAGACTCTGTAAAAGGGAAAATTATTTCTTCAAGGAAACCGTTGAAACCGGAGTTAAGAGGTATTACTCTTTATGCTCGTGGAAGGCAAGCGAATGAAGCCAGTTTTTTTGGATTATCTGAGGCCGGACATACTTTTTCATATCTTACAGGATGGATCGAAGCTGATTACATTGATGATGAAAATGAAGATTATATTTCGACAGATAGACAAATGATTGATTGGGATAACGATTTAACTTTAGAGTTACAATCAACTTTACAAAGTGTACTTAGATTTATAGTTCAAGATTGGAGTGCAAGAAGAAGCAAGGATAAGATTGAGAAAATAAATGAACGAACTTCAATAAATGTTAATGATTGGCTTTCGAAAGTTCCTGATTCCGTTAAGGGAAAACTAGAAAGAATAATCACATCAGTGTCTAATGAACCTGAGATAACGGATGAAATGTTTGATTCAGTTGTGATAGATATAAATAAACTAGTTCCGGAATATACTTATTATCACTACAGGATGTTAAGTAATGAAATACAAGATGCTTCAAAAACACACTATGAACAAGAAAATTATTACATTGCATTTCAAGAGGCATTAAAACGATATAAAAATAAAGTTAAGCAAAAATCCGGAACGACTCAAACTGATGATCTACCAATAATGACATCTTCATTTGGTGTCTCTCAATTGCTATCCGTGGTGGATGGTTTCCTAAAGCCAGATGGAAGTGCTTTTACTCAAAAGACTTTGGAGAACATTGAAGATGGACAGAAACATTTGTCGATGGGAATTGTTCAAGGTGGAAGAAATATACTATCTCATGAAGAAATAACAGACTTACAACAATCTGGATTGTTTACTGAAAAAGATTGTCTAGATTTACTAAGTCTCCTATCGCACTTGTTTAAAAGATTACAAGAATCAAAAAAACGATAATACTAATGTAAGGAGTTTTTATTAAAGAAAGGTGGATATAAATGGAATCATTATGGAGTATGTCAACTACAGTCAGAGAATCTGATAGAATTTATGGTTTTTTGAAGGTAGCTAAAAAATTAGAGGGTGAAGTTTGGAATAACGGTAGTCAAAGAAAATTTCAAATATTGCTTGTTCAACATAGAGAATATCTTAACGATCCTTCAAATGGTCAAACCTTTCAAAAACTAGATGAGGAACAAATTAGATGGCTATCAAATAAAGATAATGAAATGTCTTATGAAATGGCAGAGTCAATTATTGATGCTAAAGACTATGTTGGTGGTGCAGAAATGCGTGGCCGACAATCGATGGCTCCACTGCGAAAACTAGGATTAGTTTACTTAGACAAAGAAGATAAAGTAGTAGTTTCAGATATTGGAATTAAATTTATAAATAACGAAATAAACACTGAGGAGTTTTTCCTAGACTCGCTACTGAAAATTCAATATCCTAATCCTTTGGATGATTCTTATAAAACTTGGAATACAAAGCCGTTTATATCAATATTACATTTAATTAAAAGAGTAAATGAAAAGTGTGAATCGCTAGGCTTGAAACCTAAAGGAATATCAAAAGATGAATTTGGTATTTTTGCATTATCACTACAAAATTACTATGATGTTGACAGATACGCAGAACTGGTTATCGATTATAGAGCTAAATACAACTCTATTTTAAATGAGCAAGATAGGAAAGATTTTAGAGAAAGATACATTAATGAGTTGCTACCTAACTTTAAAGAACCGGTTAAAAACTCAGTTGAATATACTGATAACATGATCAGATATTTTAGACAAACGAAACTGATTCATATTAGAGGGAAATATTCAAACACCTATATTGACCTAGAACCAAGAAGACAAACTGAGATTGATTCAATTTTAGACCACGATAATGGAGAACCCATTGTATTTAGTAATGTTGATCAATGGTTAGAATATTTTTCAGTTTATGGAACATATGAACTTCCATTTGAAACAATTGAAAAACTTGATGTTATTTTGGGAAACATTAATAAAGAAAACTATCAAATTGCAAAAGAAAATAATATAAAATATGAACCATTTATTTACGATGGGCTTGATAAGAGAGAATTTAAAAATACAATTGCTGAAGCTAGAGGAGAAAGAACCAAGCTTCAAAATATAAAATTAAAAAATGAATATTTTGATATTTCAAAAATTGATGAAACTATTGATGCTCTAAAATTGATTTATCAAAGAGATAGAAATAGAATTTTACCAAACAAACCAAGTTTAGAATTTGAAAAATGGATGAATATTGCACTGAATATATTTAATGACGCCTTGTTGATTAAGCCTAACACAATAGTAGGCGACGATAATGAACCAATAAATACGGCACCAGGAGGTGTCGCGGATATAGAGTGTTACTATGAAACTTACAATGCGATTTGTGAAGTAACAACCTTAACCTCTAGAGATCAATGGATTAATGAGGGACAACCTGTTATGAGGCATTTAAGACAGTTTGAGGAGTTAAGTGATAAGGAAAACAATTATTGCTTGTTTGTTGCTCCAAAACTTCATCAAGACACTGTTAATACGTTTTGGAATTCAGTAAAGTATGAATATGAGGGTATCAAGCAAAAGATCATACCGATTACAATAGAGCAACTAATATTACTTTTAGAAGGTGTAAAGAAAGTTCATAGTGGCAATCAAAAATTAAACCACGAACTATTAAAAGAATTGTTAGATAATTGTTCTGATACACAAGGCTTGTCTTCATCAAGAGAATGGATTCCTAACATTCAAAAAGAAATTATTGGTTGGGTTCAAGATTTGTAAAAATAATATATTTAAAGTAAGAATGCATTGAAAAATGCATTTCTTTTTGCTATAATTGATGCATTAGATGCCTAAAATGGAAATGAGTGTAAAAATGAGTGTATTCAATATAAAAAATAGAAGATATTTAGGAAGTAAAGCGAAGTTAATTCCTTTTATAAAAAAAACAGTTTCAGAAAACTGTAAAGACATAAATGTGTTCTTAGACTTATTTGGTGGAACAGGGAATGTTGCGTGGAGTTTTAACGATATGTATACTACAATTATGATAAATGATATTCTTGAGTCAAATCATATGGCGTATATATCGTTTTTTGATAGCTCAATTATTGATGAAACAAAAATTCAAAATATAATTAATGAATATAATGAAACAAATGTTGAAGAAGAAAACTATTTTTCAAGTAATTTTTCAGGAACCTATTTTAGCCATGAAAATTGCATGAAAATTGGTTATATACGAGATGACATTGATGATAAGTTTAATAATAATGAGATAAATTATAGGGAAAAATGTATTTTAGTAACATCTTTAATTTATGCAATAGATAGTATAGCAAATACAGTTGGTCATTACGATGCATATAGATTGAATGGAGATTTAGACAAAAAATTAGTATTGAAAACTCTGGATTTACCAAATAGAGAAACAAACATGAATAATATTGTTTTTAAAGAAGATGCAAATACATTAGTGGAAAGGATTTCTGCAGATTTAGTTTACATTGATCCACCTTATAACTCTAGACAATATAGCGATGCTTATCACTTGTTAGAAAATGTTGCAACTTGGGATAAACCAGAAGTTTTTGGGGTTGCTAAAAAAATGGATAGGAGCCACATCAAAAGTAAATATAGTACTAGAACAGCTCCGAAAGAATTTGAAAGTTTAATTAAGCAAATTAATGCAAGATATATCCTGGTTTCATACAACAACATGGGAAACAAAGGAGCAAGTAGATCACAGGCTAAAATTTCTGATACAGAGATAATGGAAACTTTATCAAAGAAAGGAAAGGTTCAAGTTTTTGAAACTGATTTCAGTCAGTTTACAACTGGGGCATCAAATATAGATGATCACAAAGAAAGACTATTCTTATGTACTGTAGGCGAAGAGTCTGATGATTATGAATTAATAGAAAAAATCAATGGTTACGTGAAATCTCCACTAAATTATACTGGTGGAAAATATAAACTGTTACCTCAACTGTTAGAAAAATTTCCTAAAAAAATTGGCACCTTTGTCGACTTGTTCGGTGGCGGCTTTAATGTAGGAGCTAATATCGTTGCAGATAAAGTTATCTATAACGATAAACAAAAGGAGGTTTCAAGATTAATTAACATATTTCTTAAGTACACACATACTCAAATAGTTAATAGAATTGAAAAAAACATAAATAAATATGGCTTATCAAAGACATCAGAAAACGGATATGATTATTACGATTCAAATAGTGACTCAGGTGTTGGTAAGTTTAATAAAGAAAAATATCTACAAATGAGAACGGATTACAATCAAATAAAAACATTTAATGAGAAGAAAGACTTTTTGTTGCTAACTTTAATAATATTTTCTTTTAACAATCAAATTAGGTTTAATGGAAACAATGAATTCAATATGCCGGTAGGAAAGCGTGATTTTAACACTTCCACAATGAAAAATGTTAAAGAATTTGCAATAATTTTAAAAAATAATAATATTGAGATTATGAATGTTGATTTTATGAAAATTAAAATTGATAATTTGATTGACCCCTTTGTTTACTGTGATCCGCCATATATTTTAGGAAATGCAGCATATAACGAAAATAATGGTTGGACTGAAAAAGATGAGTTAAAACTATTAAAATATCTAAAAAAATTAGATGAAAAAGGAATTCCTTTTGCATTGTCAAATGTTGTTGAACATAAAGGAATGACACATCAAATACTTAAAGATTGGGTGGAAGAAAACTACTTTAATATAATTTATATAAAATCGAATTATTCCAACTCTAACTACCAAGTAAAAGATAAAGATTCTGTAACTAGAGAAGTTTTAATTACTAACTATTAATAAGGTATGGTGTGATTAGCATGAAGTCATCAATTCTAGCAAAAAAGTTTTTTAAGGCTTTTGAGAATTATTATAATGCAGCTTCAATATTAGAAAACAAAAGCAACGAAATAGAGTTGGTTGATATTATATATCCTGCAGCCTATCTTTTAAGACACTCAGCAGAGTTGCTTCTTAAAAGTTTGATTTGTAGTTATGCAACGGAACAAAGCATTATTATCAAAAACAAACGAACTTATTTAAACACTCTTACAGAAGAGATATACTTAGAAGGACACTCTTTGTTAACACTTTATTACAATTTGTTGAAAGTTGGGTCTTCCAGATTATTGACTGAAATACCAGAAGACAAAGAATTAATTAAAATGTTAAAAAGGTTTGAAAAAAAAGACAAAACGGGAGAGTATTATAAATATCCTATATCTGTCAAAAATCCTAGTTCTAAAATAAAGATGTTTAAGATTAATGAAATAGAAGTATCACCTGATTTAGGAAAATCACAAAATTTAAATATTATGATAGATGATGAAAAAGTTTTTGTTGCAAAGGGATATGATAGAGAAATTAGAGAAAACATAATTCTATTAGTTAAAATCATTAACAAATTAATAGTATATTATAATGGTAATCAAGCATAATTAATCTATTCAATAATAGTGGTTTATGAATACTTAAATAGGAAAATTATATACTTATATGCGAAAATGATATGTATTTCTCGGTAAATATGAGTATGTTAAGTGAGGGTGATATAATTGGACATTAAAGCCATAAAAAATCGAATATATAAAAAAGCTCAGTTAAAAATGAGTTTAATATCAATGACTATACTTTTCTTTATTATAGCAATCTTAACTTCTTTATTATTTTTTATTAAAGAAGATATAAAGCCACTTGTTATTATTTTGATCATTCTGTTAACGGTAATATTTTTGACTGGATTATGGAAACAAATCTATTATCTATTTTTACATAAAATAAATGATAACGATGTGGTGACTAGGATTACTATAGAGCCTCATAAATTTAAACTTAAAGCGTATTTTGGTGAAAATTTATGGAGTAAGTACAGTTCAACTTACCTAGGACTAGTTATATTTTTTGAGATTGATAATAAAACCATCAAGATTATTTATCCATTTAAAAACGATCTTTCATTGTCTGCAAGTATTAGATATAAAGTAGTAATAAATATTTTAAATAAAGTTTCCCAGATTGAAAAAATGGATGTTAGTTATTTAAATAGTAGCAAGGTTATCACTAAATGCTCTAAAGATATTGAAAGAGATATTAAAAAAGTTTATAAATCTTTTCAATAATCACTGTTTATGCATTCTCAAATAGGAAAATGATATACTCTTATGGGTTATAGATAGGCGAATAATGGAAAAATCAAGTAAATATGAAAGGGTGAAAAAAATGTCGTTAATTAAACTTGACTTGAAAGATGAAAAAATGATGATGAGATTATTTCCTTTGTATCTTAAATACGAAGCTGAAATATCTCATGCTCAAATAGATGAAATTTTTAATAAAGATAAACCTTTAGAAAATATTGAGTATTTTATAACATACTTTTCTCGTGGAATTACAACATTCATTTACACTGTCGACAATGATTTTAAAGGATTTGTTAGTTTTCATATTGATTCTAATGAAGTAACTGGATATGCAGAGGGATATAGAGACTGGGGACATTTAGCTGAAATATATACTGATCATAGTGTTCGTGGACTAGGCATAGGAAAAAAAATGGTTAAGAAAGTAGAAACTGAATTATCAAAATTGAGTGTATACAAACTATACTTAACTGATCTAACAGGTAATAATCAGTTTTGGCATTCCATGAATTATACAAACACCAAGAAAATAGAGCCAAATGAAGGTGGTCTTATTTTCGAAAAATACTTGCGAATACCATAATAAGTGAGTAGACTTAGTAAGCACAAAAAAACTATTCAATAATTACTGTTTATGCATTCTCAAATAGGAAAAACATATACTTGTATGGGTAATAGATGTGCAAAATCGAGTAAATAGTGGGAATCACTCAACAAATCATTTTCAACGCCTACTGATAACCCATTGAGTGTAAAAATCTGAAAGTCAGTTGAATAGTTATCTGTTGTCGCAAACTGGCTAACAAGATAATCGCCAACATCCGAAAA